ACTTCTTCTAGCTCTGGCTGCATACTTTTATGGACACCATGAAGGGTATGCTCAGAAAGAGACAGAAGACGCGCTGATGATTGCTCAAAAGAACAGTGAAATGGTCAAACAGAAGGATGAACAAGATGCAAAAGACGCAACCACTAAGCAAGAGTTTGAAACTAAGTTGTCTGGGATTATTGCTTCTCGTCCAAGGCTGTTCGTCAACACCACCACCAAGGGTGGATGTTCCACCACTTCCAGCAACAATGGTCAAGAGAGAGCCGAACTTGACGGACAGACTGTTGAAGACCTTATCAGGCTCGTCGCAGAAGGCGACAGAGCCATCATCGAACTCAACTCCTGCATCGACCGTTACGAAGCCGTAAGGAAGACACTGCAATGATTAATGCTGAACAACTAGCCAAGCTGCACATTGGGTCACAATGGGTTGATGCCTTGAATGAGACATTCGAGCGTTTCAATATCAGCACTCCGCGCCAACAGGCTGCTTTTATTGGGCAGTGTGGGCATGAGTGCGGCAACTTCAAAGTGCTTGAGGAAAACCTAAACTATCGTGCAGCCACCTTGATGAAGCTGTGGCCTAAACGATTTCCAACGCAAGAGGTTGCAAATGCTTACGAAAAGAACCCAAAGAAAATCGCAAACATGGTCTATGCTTCTCGAATGGGTAACCGTGATGAGTCATCTGGGGATGGTTACCGTTTTCGCGGTCGTGGGTGTATTCAGCTTACTGGTCATTCTAATTATTTCCATGCTGGTAAGGCATTGGGGACCGATTTTGTTGCTGACCCTGACTTGGTGGGTACTCCAAAGTATGCAGCTCTGACTGCTGGCTGGTTCTGGTCAACCCACAACTGCAACAACTTATCTGAAGCAGCCGATTGGGTAGGGCTTACCAAGAAGATCAACGGTGGCACGATTGGTCTAGATGACCGCATCAAACACACCAATGAAGCATTGGCGGTTTTACAAGCCTAATTTCAGCGAAAATATAGGCCATGCAGAACTTCCAAAACCAGATCACAACGCCACCAGTACCAGAACTGCCTGTTGCTGGTATTGTTTATAGTGGCTCGTTGGCAAATCAGACAAATGCTAGTCTGAGGATGTTCTTCACCAAGATTTCAAATTCGCTTCGTGCTTTGTTTGGTACTGCTGGCGCTCAGTTCATTGATGCGCCTAATGGTCTGTTCTTCAGCACTGCGGACCAAACATTGGCGGCAATCAACACTAAGTACGACATCACATTCAACCAGACATATTTGTCTAATAGTGTCAGCGTTGTTGATACAACCAAAATCACTTGTGCAGTTGGTGGGGTCTACAACTTCCAGTTCTCAGCTCAAGCAAAATCTGGCAATTCATCGGCAAAACAGCTTTATTTGATGATTAACAGGGATGGCACAGACATTGGTTACACAGCAAGGCAGAACACGCTTTCAGGCTCAGACCAGCATATGTCTATCAACTGGAACTTCAGCATTGACGTACAGGCAAATTCATACATTAAGCTGCGTTGGGCTGGAGATTCTACAAGCCTGACGCTTGAGGCAACAGCAGCCACATCACCACACACAGGCATCCCGTCAGCAGTTCTAGCTGTGAACTACGTTGCACCATTGCCTGTCACGTTACCAACACCACCGTAAAGAGCAATTTATGGCACTCGTACCACTCAAAATCCCTGCTGGTGTCTATCGCAATGGCACTGAATATCAATCATCTGGTCGCTGGTTTGACTCTAACTTGGTGCGCTGGTATCAAGGCACTATGCGTCCTGTCGGTGGATGGCAAAAACGCTCAACCAACACTGTTTCTGGCTCTGCTCGTGGCTTACTGACTTGGCGCGACAACTCCAATGACCGCTGGATTGCTATCGGTACGCATACGCATTTATACGTCATGGGCGAAACTGGCAGCGTATATGACATCACTCCAACTGGCTACACAGGAGGAAGCTCTGGTGGTGAGGCTAAGTTGGGCTATGGCTATCTAGGATATGGCTTGTATAACTACGGTGTGCCACGACCAGACACTGGTGAAATCACTCAAGCAACTACTTGGAGTTTAGACACTTGGGGTCAAAACTTGGTTGCTTGCGCTAATAGTGATGGCAAGATTTACGAGTGGTCATTAAGCACTGGAAGTGATGCTGCTGCAATTACAAATGCTCCAACAGGATGCACTGGAATTGTGGTGACTGCTGAACGCTTTATCTTTGCTCTTGGAGCTGGTGGCGATAAGCGTTTGGTGAAGTGGTGCGACCAAGAAGACAACACAGTGTGGACACCATCAGCAACCAATCAGGCTGGTGACTTCAACATCACATCAGTTGGTTCATTGATGTGCGGCAAGCGCGTCCGTGGCTTGACTGTTTTGTTTACTGATGTGGATGTTCACACAGCAACATACATTGGCGCACCTTACGTCTATTCATTTGACCGTGTTGGCACAGGCTGTGGCGTAATTTCCAAGCAAGCTGTTGCATCAACAGACAATTCCTGCATCTGGATGTCAAATTCAGGATTCTGGATATATGACGGTGTAGTCAAGCCTTTGCCTTGTGATGTTGGTGACTTCGTATTGAACAACATCAACCGCGCACAGCAATCAAAGATTTATGCAGTGCATAACTCTGCATTTGGTGAAATTTGGTGGTTTTATCCAAGCACTTCATCAAACGAAGTCAATTCGTATGTGTCGTACAACTACCGCGAAGGCCATTGGGCTATTGGCAATATGTCGCGCACTGCTGGTACAGACCGTGGTGTGTTCACATATCCATTGATGATTTCTACTGATGGCTATGTCTATGAGCATGAGACAGGTTTGGTTGACTACGCAACAAATCAGCCATTTGCTGAGTCTGGACCAGTTGAGATTGGTTCTGGCGAGGTGATGATGAACGTCAATAAGATCATCCCTGATGAGAACACTCTTGGCGATGTTCAGGTTCGTTTTTCTTCGCGTCTGTATCCAACTGCTTCAGAGCGTAGTTTTGGACCATACTCAATGGCAAACCCTACTTCAGTCCGTATCAATGGCCGACAGGTTTCGGTTCGTGTTGAAGGCGCAAAGTCTGCTGATTGGCGTGTTGGCACTATCAGGTTTGAAGGCGTTGCAGGGTCTAAACGATGACAGATTTGACTGCGTTTTGGAGGCTGCGCAAACACGTTGATGCGGCATTAGAATATGCAGCAGGAACACACACGATTGATGATGTAGCTGACGGGATACTGAAAGAGAGATTTCAGTGTTGGGAAGGTTCAGACTCCATCATCATTACTGAAATCGTTGTCTATCCGCAACTCAAGGATTTGCACTTCTTCCTTGCTGGCGGCGACCTAGACGAAATCAGCCTTATGGAGCCACTTATTACGGCATGGGGCAAGGGTCTTGGATGTACGCGAGTCTCGCTTGCTGGACGTAAAGGTTGGCAAAAGAGTTTTTTAAAGGACAGAGGGTACGAGCCAAAATGGTTAGTGCTTTCAAAGGAGTTGTAAATGTCTAAAGGTGGTGATGAAAATCAAACACAAACACAAACGCAGTCAATTGACCCTGCGGCACGACAAGCATATATTGATAACCTAGCATTAGCAAAATCAACTGCTTCTAACCTTGGTGTTCAGAAGTTTGCTGAATTTACGCCTGAATATCAGGCTGCTCAACAGCGTTTGACTAATTTGGGAATGACAGGCTTTACTCCAGAGTCAATTAGTAAATTCACAAACCCATACCAGCAAGAAGTTATTGATACTGCAATGGGTGACATTGAGCGTCAACGTCAAATGCAACAACTTGCTGATGCTTCTTCTGCGACTCGCGCTGGTGCTTTTGGTGGTACACGCCAAGCAGTTCAATCTGCATTGACCAATGAAGCTGCTTTGCGTCAGGGTGCATCAACTACCGCGCAGCTACGGTCACAGGGTTACGGTCAGGCTGCAACACTTGCACAACAAGCTCAACAGATGGGTATGCAAGGTGCTGGTGCTGTTATGACTGCACAGCAACAACAGCAAGCACTTGAGCAACAACGTCTTGATGCACAGCGCAACCTTGCATTGCAGAGATTGGCAATTCAGCAGTCTGCTACTGGTGTTCAACCAGCGAACTTGGGTATGACAGGCACTGGCTCAACACCAATGACGGGTGGAACAAATGGACTTGGCGCTGCGCTTGGCGGCGCTGCTGGCTTTGCTTTGACGGGTGGAAATCCTGCTGGAGCAATGGTAGGCGCATCAATTGGCGGCTTGCTGTAAGGAGTGAATATGCAACCATCTTGGCTTAACAATAATATGGGTGGCTATCAGCCTTACGGCTCAACACCAATTCCAAGCTCTGAACCAAACTGGTTCCAGCAAGCTATTCCATCTCAGACTATTCAGCCATACGGTTCAACTACTTTTGACCCAAATAGCATTGGTAGTTCCCAAACGCTTGACCCAAATACGGCAATGTTTATGATGAAGATGCTTAAGGAAAATCAACCTAAAGCAATGCAAATGCAATCTATGCAAAACAGCCTCCCTTCGGGTCGTTCAATGGGATGGCAAGACATTATGAAGTCTTACGGAATCACAGGGTTAATGGGGTAAATCATGGCAACACAAAACATTGGCGGTTTACTCTTTGGTGGTGGTGGCACTGGTGTTGAGGAATACTTGACTCAACAGCAGCAAGAAGCAATTGGCAATCAAGCAGCTCTGTCGGCTGCTGCTGCGTTGTTTATGGCTCAAAAGCGCCGACCAGTTGGCACTGGCATCACAACTGGTGAAGCAATTGGCACTGCATTGATGGCTGGTCAGCAAGGCTATCAGCAAGCGCAACAAGGTGCTTTGCAAAACATGATGGTGCGTCAGAAGTTGGATGAATCTCAACGCGAAAAGCAGTTGCAGCAGTATCTGCTTGGCGGTGGAAGCCCAATGCAATCAGCGCCATCAGCTCCTATTGTTCAAGTAGAGCCAGTTAGCAATATTGACCTTGGTGGTCGTGGCTCTGCGCCAGACACTATGCTTGGCGGCGGCACTTACACAGCTCCTGCTACTATGCCTGTTGCTCCTGTTGCTGCGCCACAAGCAGTTGGTGGTGGACTGTTTTCTAAACTGACACCAGAGCAACGTGCATTAGCAGCTTTTTCTCCAAAGACTGCAATCCCTAAGATTCTTGAAGAAGAACTCAAGCGTGAGAGTTTCAATATCTTGACTCCTGCACAAGCAACTGCAATGGGCTTGTCAGCAGAAGGAACATATCAGCAAAACGCTCGCACTGGTCAAGTGACTGCTGTGACTTCTGCTGAAGCTACTCCAACAGAAATTCGTTTGTTGAAAGCTACTGGTACACCAGTAACTATGGCAAACATCATGGCTATCCGCAAATCTGGCGCTGTTCAGGTCAACATGGGTGAAGGTCAAAAAGGTTTTGAGAACGAATCAAACCTTAAAAAGATGTTCTCTGGCGAGCCAATCTACAAAGACTTCAGCGATATGCAGTCAGCATACAAGCAAGTTCAATCTTCATTGAAGCAAGAGAACCCAATTGGTGATGTTGCTGCTGCCACGAAGATTATGAAGCTCTTGGATCCTGGCTCGGTGGTGCGTGAATCTGAACTTGGTATCTCTATGGCTGCGGCTGGAAAGATGGACCGTTTGCAAAACTATGTTGACAATTGGGCAAAGGGTACAAAGCTCACACCAACACAGCGTCAAGACTTCCAAAACCTTGCAAACGAGTTGTATGCTGCTGCTGGTCAGACTTACAACATGAAGCGTCAAGAGTATGCAGATTTTGGTAGCAAGTACAACCTTGATGCAAGCAAAGCTCTTGGCGCTCCTGCAAAACTTCCTTCATTGATGACAAACTCAGGAGCTATTGCTGGCGGTGGTGGCGGTCAGCAACGTCCGTCATTGGGCAGCATCTTTGCTCCACAACCACAACGATAAGGACTAGATCATGGACGATCTAAAAAGCAAAATCTCTGATGCTCGTAAAGCTGGCTACGGTGACGATGAGATCGTCCAGTTC